GACTTGAAAGAGCTGGTGTCAGTGGTTATAACAAGCCTAAGCGTACACCTAATCACCCAACTAAGAGTCATGTCGTAGTGGCTAAAGAGGGTGATCAGGTTAAGACAATTAGGTTTGGACAGCAAGGTGTCTCAGGCTCTCCTGAAGGTTCAGCTCGTAACGAAGCCTTTAAAGCTCGTCACGCTAAAAACATTGCCAAAGGTAAGATGTCAGCAGCTTACTGGGCCAATAAAGTCAAATGGTAACAAATAAAGGTACAAATATGGAAGAAAACCATATGGATAAGTTTGAAGAACCCACTGAGAATGAGAAGGAACTTACCTCATGGGTTAATCAACACATCACCCGCTGGCGTGATCACCGTGATGCTAACTACATGGATTTGTGGTTGGAGTATGAGCGTATCTTCCGTGGCTTGTGGGCTGCTGAGGATAAAGGGCGTGAGAGTGAGCGTAGTCGTATCATCTCTCCAGCTACTCAGCAAGCCATTGAGACTCGTCACGCTGAGATCATGGAAGCTATCTTCGGTCAAGGTGAATTCTTTGACATCACAGACGATGTAAAGGATGTAGATGGTAATCCTTTGGATGTTGAACAGATCAAGGTTCAACTACATGAGGACTTCAAGCGAGACAAGATTAAGAAAGCTATTGACCAGATTGAGTTGATGGCTGAGATATACGGTACAGGTATTGGTGAGATCATTGTCAAGACTGAGAAGGAGTACATCCCAGCAACTCAGGCAATTCCCGGTATTGCTAATGCAGCCGCTATTGGAGTTGAAGAGAAGGATAGAGTTGCAGTCAAGATTAAACCAGTTAACCCTAAGAACTTCCTTATTGATCCTAATGCTGATTCCATTGACGATGCTTTGGGCGTTGCTATCGAGAAGTACGTATCCGTTCACAAGATTGTGGAGGGCATTGAGCGAGGGATTTATAAGAAGGTCGACATCACCCTTACAGCGGAGGATGAAGACTTGGAAGTAACCCAAGACTTGAAGACCTATCAAGATGATAAGGTACGTCTGGTTACATACTACGGTTTAGTTCCCCGTGAGTATTTGTCTGAAGATGAAGAACAAGAGTATGCTGAGTTGTTCCCTGAGGGTTCAGTAGGTGATGAGTACTGTAACCTTGTAGAGGCTATCGTTGTGATTGCCAATGGTGATTTACTGTTGAAGGCTGAGGCTAATCCTTACATGATGAAGGATCGTCCAGTTGTAGCCTACCAAGATGATACAGTTCCCGGTCGCTTCTGGGGTCGTGGTACAGCTGAGAAGGCCTACAATATGCAGAAGGCTATTGATGGTCAGCTTCGTGCTCACATGGACTCCTTGGCATTAACTACAGCACCCATGATTGCAATGGATGCTACAAGGCTTCCACGTGGTGCTAAGTTCGAGATTAAGCCCGGTAAGGCTATCTTGACTAACGGCTCACCATCTGAGATCTTGTATCCCTTCAAGTTCGGTCAGACTGACGGCAATGCAGCTGCAGCAGCGCAGAACTTTGAGCGTATGCTACTGCAAGCTACAGGCACAGTAGACAGCGCAGGTATGCCCTCTAACGTACCTCGTGATGCAGGTGCTGGCGGTATGTCTATGGCTATGGCAGGTATCATCAAGAAGTACAAGCGTACCTTGAGTAACTTCCAAGAAGACTTCATGATCCCGTTCATTAACAAAGCTGCCTTCCGTTATATGCAGTTTGACAGTGAGCGTTATCCCTCAGTTGACATGACATTCGTACCTACAGCTACTTTGGGTATCTTGGCACGTGAGTTTGAGCAACAACAGATGATTGGACTGTTGCAGACACTTGGCCCTAACACTCCAGTACTACCTTTGATCCTTAAAGGTATCTTGCAGAACAGTTCCTTGTCTAACCGTGGTGCTTTGATGCAAGCTTTGGATCAAATGTCTCAACCTAACCCTGAAGCTCAACAGGCTGCACAGGCTCAACAGATGGCTCAGATGCAGTTGGCACAGGCTCAGGTGGCGGATCTACAGTCTAAGGCTCAGAAACAGCAAGCTGAGGCTCAAAAAGCCATGATTGAGGCTCAGTTGATGCCTGAAGAGCACCGTGTTAAGGTCATTCAAGCTGCTGCAACGAACATTGATCAGAGCAGTGACTTCGATAAACGTTTGAAATTGGCTGACATGATGCTAAAAGAGAAGCAAGTTAACCTGAAAGCTGCTGATATTGCCTCAAATGAGCGTATTGCAAGCCTTCAGATGATGAATAAAGCTATAAAGCAATAAAATAGTTAACAAAAAGCTTGACAAAGTGTTGTTTTTATGCTACAATAACACTATTGTTAAGATTTTAATAGAAAGGTTCTCCTTAAATGGATAAAGAACTACAAGTTTACTACGAAGAAACCTTTAATACCATGAGTACTAAGGGTTGGGGCTTCTTAATTGAAGACTTCGAGAAGATTAAGGCTAGTTTGAACGACATATCTACTGTCACGGACACACAATCATTATATTTCCGTAAAGGACAGTTAGATATTCTTGAATTAGTTTTAGGGCGTAAGGCTACGTGTGAGAAAGTGTATGAGGAGTTACAGGGATGAAACGTCTCTATGATTTCAAATGCCCTAACGATCACATAACTGAATCGCTAGTTGATAGTGATCATACGACTGCTAAATGCAAAGTATGTAGTAAGGACGCTATCAGGCTCATTTCAGCTCCTACCATTGGTTTAGACGCTATATCTGGCGACTTTCCCGGTGCTACAGCTAAGTGGGCTGCTGTGAGAGCTGACAGGCTCAAGCAGGAACAAAAGAGAGGATCCGAGTAACTTCGGGCAACCCACTAGATTCATCTTGTAAATATCCTGTAATCCCATCGTGGACAGGGAAAGGTTAGGTATGGCTTTAATTGATAATGAGGAACTAAGTTCTAATACAGGTAGTGAGATCGAGGCTGAAGACTTTAAGGCTGAACAAGCTGAACAAGCTCAACAGACTGAGACTAGCAATGAAGTTGAGATCCCTGAGAAGTACAAAGGGAAGAATCTTGAAGACATTGTTAAGATGCACCAAGAGGCTGAAAAGCTTATCGGGCGTCAAGCTCAGGAGGTGGGTGAAGTACGAAGACTCGCTGACGAACTACTTAAACAGAGTTTAGCTCAAAAGCAACAACAAGTACAACCAAAAGAAGAGACACCAGAGATAGATTTCTTTGAAGATCCTCAGAAACATCTCAACAATGCAGTAGCTAATCATCCAGATGTGTTAGCAGCCAAGCAAGCAGCGTTACAGCTCAAGCAGATTCAGACACAAGCAATGCTCAACAAGAAGCATCCTGACTTTGCAGATATTGTACGTGATGGTGAGTTTATTGAGTGGATTAAATCCTCTCCAATGCGCTTAAACATCTATGCTATGGCTGATGCCAACTACGATTTTAATGCTGCTGATGAGTTGATTACAACTTTCAAACAGATCCGAACATCTAAGACACAACAAACTACTGACGCAGGTAAAGCTGTTAGACAACAGAATCTGAAAGCAGCTAGTGTTGATGTGGGAGGAACTGGAGAATCATCTAAGAAAGTATATCGTCGTACCGACCTTATCCGGCTACGAATGCAAGACCCAGACCGCTACGAAGCACTACAGCCTGAGATTATGGCAGCTTACGCAGAAGGTCGAGTCAAATAACACATTAATTTAATCATCAGGAGATTTATAAAATGGCTTTAGGTACAAATCACGTAACCACAACGACTGCAGCAACGTTTATTCCAGAAGTATGGAGTGACGAGATTGTTGCAGCTTATAAGAAGAGCTTGGTTGCAGCTAACTTGGTTAAGAAGATGTCTTTCAAGGGCAAGAAAGGTGACACAGTTCACATTCCAGTCCCTGCACGTGGCACAGCTTCAGCTAAGGCAGCTTCTACACAAGTGACATTGATCGCAGCTACTGAGTCTGAAGTTCAAGTGTCTATCAACAAGCACTACGAGTACTCACGTTTGATCGAGGACATCGTTGAAGCTCAAGCATTGTCTAGCTTGCGTTCATTCTACACAGATGATGCTGGCTATGCTTTGGGTAAGCAAGTTGATACTGACTTGGTGACTTTGGGTCAACAGTTCAACGTTTCCACAGCTGGTGCTGGTAACTTCCGCTACGCAGGTGCTTTCATCGGTGGTGACGGTTCTACAGCGTTTGACTACTCAGCTTCCTCTGGTGCTGGTAATGCCTCAGCTTTGACAGCTGCTGGTATTCGTCGTACAATTCAGCGTCTTGATGACAGCGATGTTCCTATGGACAATCGTTTCTTCTTGATTCCTCCTTCTGTACGTAACACCATCTTGGGTTTGTCTGAGTTCACAACCTTCAACAGCGTTGGTGAGGCAGGTACAGCTAATAGCATCCGTAACGGTATGATTGGTGACATCTACGGTGTTCCAGTCTATGTTACATCCAATGCTGGTTACGCTAATGCATCTGCTGACGGTTCCGGTACTAACATTGGTCGTGTGTGCTTGATGGCTCACAAAGACTCAATGGTGTTGGTGGAGCAAGTTGGTGTTCGTTCACAGACTCAGTACAAACAAGAGTACCTCGGTACATTGTTCACAGCTGATACTTTGTACGGCTGCGCTGAGTTGCGTAACTACGGTGGCGTTGCCCTCGTCGTTCCCGCTTAATAGCTAGATAGGTTCCCTGTACTCACAAGGTATGGGGAGCCTTTTTAATGTGCTAAGGGTAGTACATCAGAAAGGTTTATCAATATGAAGTTTAAATGTAATCAATCAGGTAACACAGTGGAGTTCTTCCAAGAGCATGAGATTGCTGAAATGCGTAAGCATGGTGGCTACACTGAAGTAGTTATTGAAGCACCTCCAGTAGTAACGCCAACAACTGTAAAGTCAACTAAAAAGGTAGCTAAAGATGAGATCAGTATCAGTGGGGACAGTGCTGACAGCAGCAACTAAGACAATAATTTATACGGTTCCAACTGGTTATTATGCTAAGTGGAATCTTTGTTATGTGGTTAATATAACTGGTAACAACAAAGCTATTGATGCAATCTGGTACGATGCTAGTACAACTACTGAGATTCACGTACTAGATAATTATGTCTTAAGCCCAACACAGTTTATTAAGTTTGATGGTGGTGCTTATGTTGTCTTGGAAGAGGGTGATCAGGTACGTATGGAATCTGAATCTGGCTCGACAATGAACACTATCAATACATTTGAACTATATAGAAAAGGCGAGTAATAATCATGGCAACTCCTCAAGCATTAACACCTGAACAAATTGCCCAGATTGTTGCAGCTGGTCGTGGTAGTTCTGTCAATATTGATGGTCTTTTCTACAGTGGTAACTGGGCTGACCAAGGCTCAGGTGAGGCAATGCAAGAAGGCCCACTTGAAAGTATTACAGCTTCTCAAGGTTTAGGGGATGTGGTAGCTCCTTATTACGAATATAATCCCTCAGGTGCTTTTGTACGTGAAGGTGTTTCTCAACCTGTTAACGCAGGTAGAGACTTTTTAGAGTTCTTAGGTGGATCAGCAGCTTTGTTTGCTCTTCCCGGTGCTTTGAATGGTTCCTTATTTGGTGGCGTTGGTGCTGGTGGTCTAACAACTTCAGAGTTAGCTGCAGCGGACATGGCATTGGGAGGTGCTGGAGGCACAGCAGGTGCTGTAGCTCTTGCCTCTGCAGCAGCCGCTGGAGGAACAGGTTTAACAGCAGCACAGATTGCTAATCTAGCTAAAGCTGGTATTAGCCTTGCAGGTCTTACAGCAGGTGCTAATGCTTTGACCAATACAGGTAATAAATCAACTGCAACTCCTATTACTTACTCAGGTGGCGGTGCAGGTGGTTACTCTCCTGACTACTTCAGTCAAGTTCAGAGTACATACAATCAATTGATGCCCCGAGTACCTCGTGATGTTGCAAGTCCTTTGCAGCAATGGTACTCAACTGAATTTAATCCCGGAGCTTCTGTAACAGGTAGCTTGTTTGGTGATATGACAGGTGGTACAACAACAACCGGATTAAAACCAGTAATTCCTGCTACTGTTAAACCTATTACAACTGTAATTCCTAAAACAGTTACAACAACTGTAGTAGGTGGTGGAGGAAACGATACACTCACAGGCGGTGGTGGTAATGATACAGTTGTTGATAAAGGTTCAGCTGGCTATCAATATGCTACACAGACTTTAGGATGGACTCCTTCACAGTATATTAATAGTATTAATCAGTGGATTATTGACAATCCTAGAGCCACTAAAGAACAAATTGATGCTGCCATGTCACAGGCAGGTATTAGTGATACAGATGTTCAAACAGCATTAAGCCAAAGTAACTTCTCAGATGCAACCAAGTATGCTCTGACACATGGTGGTAGTCTACAAAACCTTGGAAATATTATTGTAGATTGGGTTAACGCTAATCCTACAGCTACTAATGAGCAGATTCAAGCTGAACAAGCTAAGTGGGGTATTTCAGATCAAGATATTGCAAATGCAATGTATGGCTTGAACTCATCGGCTGGTAAAGAGTGGGCTGTTGTGCATGACATGGGATTGAACCAGTATTATCAAAATATTGCAGATGCTGCAAAGTCAGGAATAACAGTAGATCAAGCAGTAGAGCAAATGAAGCAGTATGGCGTTAGTCCTGCAGATGTTAAACAAGCTTACAGTATGTTTGCTCCTGCTGGTGGTCTTACATTAGATGAAGTCTTAGCAGCTTACAACAAATAAATACTTGGAGTATAAATGACTACGATCATTACAAAGAATAGCAGTACATCCTCAGCTGTACCTGCATCAGGGGATCTAACTAAGGGTGAGTTAGCCATTAACGTCACCGATAAGAAGCTGTACACTAAGGACAACTCAGGTACAGTTGTTAAGGTTGTAGGTTCTCTAGGTAATCAAGAAGCTTCAGCAGCTGCCATCACAGGTGGTACAGCAGCTGGAGTGGCTATCACTGGTGGTACTATTAACAATACTCCGATTGGTGGCACTACAGCAGCTGCAATTACAGGCACAACAGTTACAGCTACTACAGGCTTTGTAGGTGCTCTAACAGGTGCTGTTACAGGTAACACCACAGGTACTCACACAGGTGCTGTAACTGGTAACGTCACAGGCAACGTCACAGGTAATGTAACAGCCTCTACAGGTACATCTACGTTTAACAATGTAACCATTAACGGTACATTGGACATGGATGCTTCCTCTTCAGCTACCATTACTAACCTACCTAATCCAACTAATTCAGGTGATGCAGCTAACAAAGCCTATGTAGATGCTCAAGTTGCAGCTGTAGTGGACGGTGCTCCAGCAGCTCTAGATACCTTGAATGAACTTGCAGCAGCCTTGAATGATGATGCTTCATTCTCTACCACTGTAACTAACGCTATTGCCGCTAAGCTACCTTTGTCTGGTGGTACAATGACTGGCAACATTGCAATGGGTACTAACAAGGTTACAGGCCTTGGTACTCCATCATCAAGCACAGATGCTGCTACTAAAGGCTATGTAGATACTGTCGGTGATGCTAAGTTAGCCTTGGCAGGTGGAACTATGACAGGTAACATTGTCATGGGTTCTAACAAGGTTACAAGTACAGCTACTCCAAGTGCTGATGATGACCTTACACGTAAAGCTTATGTTGACTCTATCCTAGGTAGTGCCACATCAGCAGCTACATCAGCTTCAGCAGCTGCAACATCAGCGACCAATGCAGCTAACTCAGCCTCAGCAGCTTCTACATCGGCCTCTAATGCCAGTGCCTCAGCAAGTGCTGCAGCAGCGTCCTATGATTCCTTCGATGATCGCTACTTAGGCTCTAAGTCATCAGCTCCATCTGTAGACAATGATGGTAATGCACTTCTAACAGGTGCTCTGTACTGGAACTCAACATCCTCTAACTTGTGGGTGTGGACAGGTTCAGCTTGGTCACAGGCTACACTAACAGCTGGCTCATTTGCCACCTTAGCTGGTACTGAGACTCTTACCAACAAGACTATTACCTTTACAGACAACACTTTGACAGGTGTTGCAAGCACTAGCACTTCACAGACCCTGACAAACAAAACCATTGAAGCTGGTACATTCACCAATGGTTACACAGAAGAAGTTGCTACAGCTAACACTTCTACAGCTTACACGATTGATTTGGCTAATGGTTCAGTACAGATTCTTACATTGACTGGTAATTGTACATTTACATTCCCTACCGCAACTGCAGGTAAGGGTTTTACAATGTTGCTAAAACAGGATGGTACAGGTTCACGCACAGTTACTTGGCCTAGTTCTGTTAAATGGCCTGCAAGCACAGCACCTACGATTACATCTACTGCCTCTAAAGGTGATAAGTTTGTATTTGTTGGAGATGGTACTTACTGGTGGGCAAGCACTGCGGGTCAGAACTATCTGTAATTATGACGCAAGCATATCTTTATCGTTGGACTGAACTATCCACTAATAAGTGGTATGTTGGAAGTTGTTATGCAAAAGGATGCAATCCTGAAGATGGTTACATTTGTTCGTCAAAGTCTGTAAAACCTTTAATTATTGCTAATCCTTCTAACTGGATTAGACAAATATTAGTTATAGGCAATCCAACTGATATTAGAGAACTTGAATCGAAGTATTTGACCGCATTAGATGCTGCAAAGAATGCTCAGTCGTACAATAAAAGAAATGGAAGTGGCTCATTTCATACTGTAGGACTTCCTATTTCTGAAAAACGAATGAAGTTTTTAAAAGAAAACAATCCTTCATTTCGTGATGATGTTAAAGAAAAACTTCGTATAAAAGGCAAAAGTCGTGATATATCTCATTTGCATAATAAAGAGTGCATAGAGAAAAAACGAATTGGTGGAAAAAAAGCATGGGCAGAAGGCAAATATGTTGGAGTTGGTTTCAAATCTGGTGAACAAAATGTTGCAAAAATGCCAGAAGTTAGAGAAAAAATTTCACTTGCTTTAAAAAATATAAAAGGTGGGCGAATGACTGGCAAAAAACATTCTGATGAAACAAAAAAGAAAATGGCAGAAGCTCGTGCTTTGTATTGGGCTACAAAACGTTCAAATGCTGGTCAGAACTATCTGTAAGGAATAACTGATGTTTAGTTCACAAAACTCACAGGTATCTAGTGCAGCCAACTACATTGAGGAGGTGTTTTCAACGTACCTCTACACAGGCAACGGCTCTACACAGACCATCACCAATGGCATTGACTTGTCTACTAAGGGTGGGTTGGTTTGGGCTAAAGCAAGAAGCAGTGCTGACAATCATGGTCTATATGACACCGCAAGAGGCGTTGAAAATCGTCTGATTTCAAATAGCACAGCCGCACAATCTACTGCCTCCGGTGTTACCGCCTTCAATGCAAATGGTTTTTCATTAGGTAGCAATTCAGATGTAAACGGAAGTGGTAAAACTACTGTCTCATGGACATTCCGCAAGCAAGCAAAGTTCTTTGATGTTGTGACTTATACGGGGAATGGTTCTAGTAGCAGGGCGGTTTCACATAATTTGGGAAGCGTTCCTGGTTGCATGATCGTTAAAAAGACTTCTGCATCTGGTACGGATTGGTCTGTTTACCATCGATCTCTTGGGAATGGTGGTCTTTTACTTCTAAACGATACTATTGCTGCTTTTACATCTAACTCTGAATGGGCATTTACAACTCCAACTAGCACAGAGTTTTATGTCAATGGTGTTAGTGGAGATTCAAACGCAAATGGTGCAACCTATGTAGCCTACCTATTTGCCCACGACGCAGGAGGCTTTGGTCTGACTGGTACAGACAATGTGATTTCGTGTGGGTCGTTTACTCAGCCATCTTCTGGTGATGCAACCATTACGCTTGGCTATGAACCCCAATGGGTTTTGATTAAGCGTACTGATGCAACGAGTAATTGGTTCATGTATGACATTATGCGTCAGATGTCGTTGACCAACGACGCTGAGTTGCTTGCTAATACTTCTGGCGCAGAGGGGCTTTTGGGTGGTGGTTACATCTATCCGACAGCAACAGGTTTTGTTTCTGCAAGCGGCAATCTTTCCGCAGGAACCTACATCTACATCGCCATTCGCCGTGGCCCGATGAAAACGCCTACGAGTGGGACGAGTGTTTTTAGTCCTGTTACATACACAGGTAATGGCAGTTCTCAATCATTGACAGCGGGATTTCCAATTGATCTGTCGTTGTTCAAATATCGTGGTGGTGCAACCAACAGTTTTGAATGGTTTGATCGCTTGCGTGGAACAAGTCCTGATCTGCGGTCTGCTTACACATATGCAGAACTTGCAACCACAACTGAAGTCACATCATTTGCGTCAAACACTCAAGTAACTGTTGGTGC